AGACTACGAATCTTGATGACGGCTACTTAGGATCAGGCAAGTATCTACTTCGTGCAATTGAAAAGCAAGGGAGAGATAAGTTTAAGAAAGAAATACTTCATGTGTTTAACAATCCAAAAGATATGTACGACATGGAAGCAGATTTAGTTAATGAGAATTTCTTAACTGACACTAATACTTACAATCTAAAAGTAGGTGGATTTGGTGGGTTTGATTACATTAACGAATCAGGAATTAATAATACTAAACGTACTAAATCTGTATCAGATCTATCAGCAGCCCACATAAGAAATAAAGAACTTAATGAAGATCCTGAATTTAAAAAGAAAAGAGCGAAACAAAGAAAAATTACTATTTTAGAAAGATATGGTGATTTTAGTATTTGTTCATCATTTAAAGGCAAACACCACTCGGACGAAACAAAAAGAAAAATCGGGGAAAAAAATGCCAAAAATGTTGGAGAGAAATCATCTCAATATGGAACCATGTGGATAACAAATGGTTCCATAAATGGAAAAATAAAGAAACATGAAGAAATACCGGTCGGATGGAAAAACGGCCGAGTATTGTAAAGATTTAATGCACCTATCTTCTAGTGGTCCAGGAACCCGGGTTTTCAACCCGTGCAACGTCGGTTCGAATCCGACTAGGTGTACCAAATTAATGCCGATGTAGCCCAACTGGTAGTATGGCTGTAGATTTAAAATCTGCGAGTTGTGGGTTCGACTCCCACTATCGGTACCAAATAGTAAAAGAATAACAGGGTGTAGCTGAGGCAGGTTTAGCGCGGTGTTTGGAACGCTGGGACGGGGGTTCGAATCCCTCCACTCTGACCAATTTAGTAAATGTTTTGACGCGGGGACTCAGGGCATAGGATAGTCTCATAAGCTCATCCTTGGAGTTTCGAATACTCCCCCCGCAACCAATTTTGCCGGTTTAGTTAAATGGTATAACAGATGTTTTGTAATCATCTATTAGGGGTTCGATTCCTCTAACCGGCACCAAATTATGGCCTGTTAGTATAATGGTAGTACGAGGCACTCCAAACGCCTTGGTTGAGGTTCGATTCCTTGACGGGTCGCCAAATTAAAAGTAAAGATATGCCTGTTTGCTGAAGCGGTCTAACGGCGGCGCCTGCAAAGCGTACGAATCGGGGGTTCGAATCCCTCAACAGGCTCCAAATAATGTTCTGGTGGCCCAAATGGAGCGTGGCAATGCCGGAACCGGTAGCGATTGCGGGTTCGAGTCCCGTCCAGAGCACTAATTAAGATGTAAAGATTATGGAAGGTTGTCTAGCCGGGGATGCTAGCCTTGTTTTGAACACAAGTGGAGCCGTGAGGCCAGGGTTTCGATTACACCATCCTTCCGCCAAATTGTAGTAAGATGTAAAGAATTATAGGATCGTAGCTGAGTTGGTTTAGCACCTGGCTCTTAACCAGATGACGTGGGTTCGAACCCCACCGGTCCTACCAATTAAATGTTTTATGGACTTGAAGTGTAATGGCGCACACCGGCCTTTTAAGCCGATCAGAGAGGGTTCGATTCCCTCCGGGTCCACCAAATTATGCCCGGTTAGTTCAATGGTAGAAACATTGCTCATCTAGCTCAATGGTAGAGCATTCGGCTGATAACCGAACGACTTAGGGTTCGATTCCCTTGTTGAGCACCAAACAATGGCATCTGTAACAGTGGATTGTAACCACTACTGGGTACCAATTTAAAAGAATACGTCCTGAATGCTGATTCCTAACCAGTTGATAGCTAATAAGGCCCGTTGGTGAAATGGTTTTGTGGACACTTGCTATGGTGGTAAAGTGTAACAGAACCGTAGTAGCCTAAATTATTAAGCTCTGGTGGCCAAATTGGAATAAGGCACCGCACTTTCACTGCGGCGAGTACGGGTTCGAGTCCCGTTCAGAGCACCAATTAAGATGTAAAGATTAACGGAGTGTAGCACAGTCAGGCAGTGCGCGTGGTTTGGGACCACGAGGTCGTCAGTTCGATTCTGACCATTCCGACCAATTATGGACTCGTAGCTGAGGGGATTAGCATCCGGCTTTTAACCGGAATACGTCGGTTCGATTCCGACCGGGTCCACCAAAATTAGATACAACGAATTATGCGGATGGTAGTTGACTTGGTGTCGACGCTGGGCTTCCACCCCAGTCCGAAAGGTATAGGGTTCGATCCCCTCCATCCGCTCCAAATTAGGTTCGATTCAGCAAACTAAACTTTCACTTGAAATGAAACCAAACGAACCTGTATATTTTAGGATAGATCCAGCAAAACAAAAAATTTCAAACCTTTAACTTTGAAAAGTCAATCTATCCTGTTTTTTATTGCTCTGTTAGCTGAGGGTATTAGCACCGCCTTTACACGGCGGAGACATTGGTTAGATTCCAATACGGAGTACCAGATTATGGCCGCATAGTACAATGGTAGTACATGGGATTGTCCATCCTTCGATCGGGGTTCGATTCCCCGTGCGGTCGCCAAATTAGGTTCTTTACAGCAATCCAAATTAGCCTTGTAAGCTCGTGGTCGGAGGTTCGAATCCTTCACTTATACTTGTATAAGTTAGCTCAGCGGTAGAGCACGATAAATAGAACCTGTAATACTGCTCAAAAGGCATGTGGTGAAAGTCCACACTTATTATGCGTCCAAGGTAGAAAAGGTTGACATGTCACGTTGCCAACGTGAAGAACCCGATTCGATTTCGGGTGGACGCTCCAAATTAAGTGGTCCTTCGTATAATGGTAGTACAGGAGACTTTGAATCTCTTAGCACTGGTTCGATTCCAGTAGGATCTTCCAAATTTATCGGCGAGATAATGCTGAACGGCAGTAAGCAGAATGATGCAGCGGGGTTCGAGGCCCTAAGTGAACTGGTTCAACTCCAGCTCGCGCGTGGCGCAAAATCATTTAACGCTAGATTCGCAACTAGCACAATTTAAATATGCCGCCGTAACCCAACGGTAGAGGTAGCAAGCTTAGACCTTGTTCAGTGTGGATTCGACTTCCACCGGCGGCACCAAATTCGCTTGTGGTTGCAACTGCAAGTAGATGAGCTGTGATTAATTACCACAGCTCGTGATGTCCGTTATGATTATCATAGGCCGGCTATAGCGGGTAGCATCACAACCAAATTTAACAAAGGGTCTTCGGTAGAGAAGGAGTGCTACACTGGTCTCCAAAACCAGAACTAGAAATAGTTAGGGGGTTCGAATCCCTCAGGTCCCGCCAAATTAATTGCCCAGTAGTTCCAATGGAAGAACAGCGGTTTCCAAATCCGCGTGTTGGGAGTTCGAATCTCTCCTGGGTAGCCAATTTTTAGCCCTTTAGTATAATGATAGTGCTGCCGGCCGATTACCGGTAAGTGGGGGTTTGAATCCCTCAGGGGCTACCAATTTTTATGTTAGCATAGAGGAACAGGTGACATTGTTCGAAAGTGTGAAATAAGACTCGTAGTATTTTGATGCGCAACATATGCATGGCTTAGCCTAAAAACGTGAGCTAGTAGCAAGACTAGACAGGCGCAAATAATGAAAAGAGCGATAAAGCATACAAGTAGACTGTGGTGTACTAAGTACGTGGTAATGTTACAGGCATTCGCTTATGCATATTGGGCCTGTAGGAGGTGGGTTCGAGCCCCACACATAAAATTAGAATGGTTCTCTAGCTTAAGGGAAAGCAGCTTGGCTCGATACCCTCGGAACCACCAAAACAATACTCACTTAGTTCAATGGCAGAATGCTTGCTTGACTTGCAAGATACAAAGGCTCGATTCCTTTAGTGAGTACCAAATCGAAAAGTGCTGCTGATGGATGTGATTACTCAAGTGATTGCACTGGAAACAGCAAATCTTTGATACAAGGTTACCGGTCATGAACGGTTAAGCGCAAGTTAATAAATGTGCCTTACTTGCTAAAGAATTATGCACCTGTAGCTGAGATGGATTAGCGCTCGCCTGAAGAGCCTGAGAGAGTGGTTCGATACCACTCAGGTGCACCAAATTATATTAAGGATAAAATGATGAAAAGAATATCAACAGAATATACACGTGATTTTAGAGAATTAATTAATCAAATGACCGATGATGAGTTAGGTTTATTTCTTAATAATTCACTTGATAAGTCAGGTAAGGAACATTTATCAGTAAAGATGAGCTTACTGCCAGGAAATGTAAGATCATATATGTTAGTGTTTGAAGATCTTGATTTGCTCAAGTAAATTATGGGTTGTTAACCAAATTGGCTGACGGCACTGGGCTTTTAACCCGGACCGGAGAAATCCCCATTCTGGGTTCGAACCCCAGGCAACCACCAAATTATGCTCGCACCGATTGGACGGTAGTGGCCTTCGAAGCCACCGATGGGGGTTCGAATCCCTCTGTGAGTGCCAAACAATGCCCCGGTAACCGAGGTGGCCTTCTAAGCCATTCACCGTAATTGGAGTTGAAAATGTAGGTTCGAATCCTACTCGGGGTACCAATTAAAGAGGAAGTATGAAAAATTTTATTATCACAATTAGATGTAAGGTCTTCATAGTTTAAATAGAAAATGCAGGTCTGATAACCAAATTGCTTGACAGATAAACAAAGTAGTGTATAATATGTTTAATGGTGTTGTTAGTTCAGTGGTAGAATCTTCGGCTGTGAACCGAAAGACCAGGGTTCGACTCCCGGCATCACCCATTTAAGGTGACTATCGCGCCTTGATATTTGATAAATATATGTATGAAATATATAGTTTATCAAATAACGAATAATATTAATGGCAAGATCTATATTGGATCGCATAAGACCAACGATATTAATGATAGGTATATGGGTTCAGGCAAATATTTGAAAAGAGCATTAGATAAGCACGGAGTTGATAATTTTACTAAGAAAATATTGTTTGTATTCGATAATCCAGACGATATGTATAATAAAGAAGCCGAATTAGTAAATGAAGATTTCTTATCTGAAGAGAACACCTACAATTTAAAGTTGGGTGGGAGTAGTGGATTCGAGTATATAAACCGAATCGGGCTAAACGGTACCAGTGCAGGTGTTACAGCTAGACTAAAATTATTAGATGACCTATTATGGAAGGAAGAATGGGCCAATAAACAACAAGAAGGAATAAACAAGCACATTGTTTCTATTGATCGTGAAGAATTTAGTAGGCGTGGAACATTAGCCAACCAAACATATTTTAATAAGAATGGAAAATATTCATTTAGTGGAAAAACGCATACAGAAGAAACAAAAAGTAAAATAAGTGAAGCTGCTCAAATTCACCAAAAAGGAAATAAGAATAGCCAATTTGGTACTTGTTGGGTCTTTCGTGAAGATATTGGTAATAAGAAAATAAAGAAAACATTATTAGAAAAATATTTAATCGACGGGTGGAAGAAAGAATACCATCCCGGTTACAGAATTTAAAGAACAATTTATCCAGGTCAGATCTTAGTATCTGACCTAAGTGCGTTTAATAGTAAATAGAATAATTCCTCGAGGGCTGCAAGGTGTGGCAGCGGACTGTTAATCCGTCAGACGAAAGTCGTAGCTAAGTTCGATTCTTAGTCGGGGAGCCAAATTATTGCGGTGTAGGGGAGTCTAGTCGTCCCCGCCAGTCTCATAAGCTGGAGATCGGAAGTGCGAATCTTCCCACCGCAACCAAAATGCATCGACCAAAGAAAGTGGGGGTCGTAATATACTCATCCGAGCGCGTGAGCAATGGCTCTTTCGGCTTATTTGACCGACGAGGAGCGGTGGTTACTTACACCGTAGCTATTAAGTCTGGCCGTATGCCTTGTTGGACTATAAACATCACATAAGGTTCACGCAAGCGCCCTTCATGGCCAGCCTCTAAGCGGCGAATAGTGGATGATTAGGCGGTGACTAATCCATATAATGCGGGTGTAGCTCAACTGGAAGAGCAGGACCGTCCTAAGGTCAAGGTTGCAGGTTCGAATCCTATCACCCGTACCAAATTAAAATATAGAAGCGATTTCGCTAGAGCGTTTAGCAAGAAGTTCTTTTGTATCTTTTGCTTTTTGTATAGCAGCACCTTGTGCTTTGTCGAACTTAGGTGAGTTAATAACATTATTGATTTTACTAATATAAATGTTTTTAACATCTGTAACTAAGTCACTAGCAGAGGCGTATTGATCCGGCAGTAAATTATTATACTCTAGTGTATCAGCTATGCCTTTAATGGATTTAATGATATCGACTATTTTAACTTCTCCAATATTTCCTGGCGCATCCATAAGAGCTGGTGTTCCTTTAGCTGCTCCCATAAATTTTACTAAGTCAATAGCCCAACGCTTTCTATTATCTGATATTAGATTTAGTTTTGTTCCTTTTGACATGCGATAACTTACTAATTTACCGTCAATAGTTTTACCAAAAACACCATTACTATTGATGCTGATGTTTAATGCTTCCCCTAGTGCAGAATAAAGTGACATACACAATACACCTTTTGTTCCATGTTCTGGGGCCAGCATATTAGAAAATTCAACCTTGTCGCTTTGAATGGCTACGAGGTCAACTTGGATAACATCGTTACCAAGATAAAACATAACATTTTTACCGTTATTTGTTTTAAAATCAGGATTACTATTACAGAATTCCTTAACAGCATTAGTGTATGATGCTTCTACTTTAGAAAAGGGAGTATCTTTTACACCTGGAATAATAAATTGAACGTCAATATCACCGTATTCCTTATCAGGATTATTTTGTAAATCACGTTTATAATATGTTCCGGACCCAACGGGCTCTCCTATTTTTATGGGAGCAAGATTAAATTGTTTAACATAACTGTTGAATGTTTTTTCGAAGGCATTAAGAACTGGCATAATAGCTTGAACAGTTTTTGGAGTAATAACAGTGCCCTGCGTGTCAACAGACGCCCAGCCACCCTCAAATATTATTTCAGATATTTTCATACTGTTATTTATCAGGTTCGCTAAGTTATTGATTTTAATACGAATATAGCAGTTGACTATCTTATATAATATGCTATACTATATACATATTAAAGTAAAGGGCAAAGAAGATGAAGATTAAAATGTA